GATTCTATGACCTATTTGATGCGGCTCCTGGCACATCAGATTGGGCAAAGGCACAGGGTCTTTCTACTGCTAAAGACGAAATGCATGTCGTTGTTTATGACACAAGAGGTGAAATCACAGGTTACGATGTGGATGTCGCTGGTAACAGAGGACTCGCAGTAATCGAAACATTCGCATTCGTGTCGAAACACCCAAATGCTAAGACAGCACAAGGTGGACTAAACTACTACAAATCACAGGTAAACAGAGGTTCTTCCTATGTTTGGTGGATGGATCATCCATCTTCTGAAGTTGATGGTGTAGATAGTGATGGTGAAGATTGGGGTGTTGCGATCAATTCTGCATCTGCAACAACTTACTTCGATGCAAACGACCTACCTATCACTGATACACTTTCTATCGGTTCTGATGATTTTGCACCAACTGTTGGTGAACTTTCAAGTGCATACGACTACTTGAAGGACACTGAAACTGTTGATGTGAACCTAGTTATGGCCGGTGGTGGTCAAACTGGAACAGACGGTGTTACTCATGCGAAAAACATGATTGACTTCGGTGACTTCAGAAAAGACTGTGTTGTATTCATCTCTCCTCGTAGAGAAGATGTGGTTGGTATCACTTCTGGTGCAACTCAGACTACAAATGTAAAAGCGTTCTTCGATCAGATGAACTCTTCGTCTTACTCAGTATTTGACTCTGGTTACAAATACATGTATGACAAGTATAACGATGTATATCGTTTCGTTCCTCTAAACGGAGACATTGCTGGTTTGTGTGCTAACACTGACACAGTTGCAGACGCATGGTATTCGCCTGGCGGTTACAATCGTGGACAGGTTCGTGGTGCAGTTAAACTTGCATACAACCCAACTAAGACTCAGAGAGACATCTTGTATCCTGCCAGAATTAACCCTGTTGTTACATTCCCTGGCCAAGGCACAATCCTCTTTGGTGATAAAACTGCACTTGCAAGACCTTCTGCATTTGACAGAATCAATGTTCGTAGACTGTTCTTGGTTCTTGAGAAGGCAATTGCTACTGCTGCGAAATATCAACTCTTTGAATTCAACGATGAGTTCACTCGTGCTCAATTCAGAAACATGGTTGAACCGTTCCTAAGAGATGTTCAAGGACGCAGAGGTATCACTGATTTCTCAGTGGTTGCAGATGAATCAAATAACACTGGTGAAGTAATTGATAGAAATGAGTTTGTTGCAGACATCTACATCAAACCTGCTCGTTCAATCAACTTCATTACTCTCAACTTCATTGCTGTGAGAACTGGTGTTTCATTTAGTGAAATTGGAGGTTAATTAGATGGCTACTTTAGATCAATTCAAATCAAACCTTCTTGGTGGTGGCGCTCGTGCTAACCAGTTCAAAGTAACCCTAGTTGCTCCAGCTGGTGTTCCTGCTGTAAACAACGCAGAATTCTTCGTGTCTGGTGCATCTTTGCCTGGCCAAACAATCACTGAAGTTCCTATTAACTATCGTGGAAGAATTCTCCATGTAAACGGTGATAGAGAATTTGAGCCTTGGACAATTACAGTCATCAATGATACGGATTTCGCAATTCGTAACATGATTGAGACATGGATGAATAAAATTCAAGACATTTCAACTAATAATGCTGCTGCAAACTTTAGTGAATATGTTGCGGATTTAACTGTAACTCAGTTAGGAAGACAAAACGACAATGTTCTAAAAACTCATGTCCTTAAAAACTGCTGGCCAACAGCAATGGACGCTATTGAGTTGAATTGGGATACTGTAAGTGAAGTAGAGAGATTTACTGTCACTTGGAGATATACTGATTTTACTGGAACTGCTGGGTCAGCTGGTGCTTAAGTCTAAAAAGACTTATAAATAATCCTACAAGAAATAACTCTAGTAGGAGAAAAGAAATATTATGGCTGAACTGTTTGGTTTTAGAATAACTAGAGCAAAAGATGAAGGGAAGGGTGATGGTTTCACCCTTCCCACTTCTGATGACGGTGCATTTGATATTGCTGGAGGAGGGTTCTTTACCCAACTTCTAGACATTGACGGTAGAGATAGGTCAGAGATTGACTTAATTCGCAGATACCGTGATATTGCTATGCAACCAGAATGTGACATGGCAATTGAAGATATTGTCAATGAAGCAATCGTGTCTGATGAAAGAGACCAATCTGTCTCTATATCTTTAGATAGACTAGAATATTCTGATAAAGTTAAAAAGAAAATTCGTGAAGAGTTTAACACTGTATTGTCTCTTTTAGATTTTAATTCTAAAGGACACGATATTTTTCGCCGTTGGTATGTCGATGGTAGACTATACTACCATAAAGTAATTGACAAGAAAAACCCTAGACACGGCATTCAAGAACTTCGTTACATCGACCCTCGTAAGATTCGTAAGGTTCGTGAAGTTCGCAAAGATAAAGATAATAGTGGTCAAGAGATTGTTAAAGGTGTAGAGGAATTCTACCTTTACAATGAAAAAGGAATTGACCAAACTAGTGGAACTACCACTGGTATTCGTATTACGGCTGATTCCATTTCTTACTGTCCTTCTGGTCAGATAGATGCACAAAAGGGAACAGTCCTTTCTCATCTACACAAAGCGATTAAACCAGTTAATCAGTTGCGTATGATTGAAGACGCATTGGTTATCTATCGTATCTCTCGTGCC